AATCAATAATAGGAGAAAGAGTATCCTCTCTTGATTTGTTGTTTAGATTACAATCATGATTACCAGGAATGATGATAGTGGGAGCAATCTTACATAACTCTAAAAAGAAGTTTGCAACCATTCTAACTTCTTCAGGTGATGTATCGAGTTTTCCGTGAACAACATCTCCACCAATATAGATAGCATCTGGTTTTAATTCTTTTAATTGTTTATATAGTGTTTTAAATACTTGACGATACTCTACAAATCTATGTAGTTTTCTAATATGTATGTCTGCTAAATGTGCAATTGTTTTAATCATTTATTCTCCAACCCCAATTCATACCTTTGTAATAACCACCAAGTTTTTCTATAATCTTCTACTTGGTGATATTTACAATTCTGTGTTTTTTTCATTAATTTTGCAAGTGGATAATCATTACCACCTTTTTCTGTTCTGTCGCCTATAAAAATATATTCACTCGGTTCTACTAGTATTTCTTGTTTTATAATATCAAGTATTTGTGATTTATCCATTCCTTTTGGGTAGATGTCAATTGATATTTGTCCACCAAGAACAGCATCTAAATCAGACCAATTTTTTTTTATATAATCTGCAATATCTTTTCGTTCATGCACATGAGTATCATATTCATAATAATCATTCCTCTGAACTTGAGAACAATTTCTACCAACTATACTAAAGTTTAATAAGGAACCTCTATCCTCAATATGATTGCCAACTTTAACTGGATAATCACTCATACGGATTTGTTCACCCAAATAAGTCAATAGATTGTTTGGTGGTTTAAATTTATTTTCATAAATTAAATCACAATGCATTGGATGAACTGCTGGGTCGTTTTGCCAATACTCATTACCACAACAAGTAAATATGCCATGTGCTCTATCCATATAAGCTAATGGTACTTGTTCTCTTGTTTTTTCTAAATCACTACCAGTAACTAAATAGTATGTATTTTTTTTGGTCCACTCATCAAAAAATCTAGCAAATTCTTCTGCCATTTTTTGTCTTGATGGAGTTAATGTTCCATCTACATCGAATATAAATATCTTATCCATTTTTACTCCCCAAATGTTTATTAAACAATTCTCTTACATCGGTTCTTTCTTTTAAAATTCTTAACCATTCCCTTGTAGGTATTTGTTCTGATAACCACATTGATAAATACATTTCTGGCGTTGTTCTACTCATCCTTACCCCCATTAATTAACCAAGATGATGATTGAATTTTACCACCACCGATTCCCCATAACATTGTTACATCTTGAGTTCTACAAGTATCTGTTTCAGGGGTATTACCCTTTCCCCTATCTCCGCCATTTGCAAAATAGATTTCATAATCATTTCTACCTGTTGGATTTTTACCAATATAATCATGATTAAACATACCACCATTGTATGTTGTTCTAACTTGACTAATCAATGCATTAGCCGTATCATCTGAATCATCAAACTTAACAACCGAACTAATATACTTAATACCTTCAAGTATTTCTTTTCTTTCATAGAACTTCATAAATGGTTTTCCCTTTTTACGAGCTAACCATTCATCTGAATTTAATCCTACGATTACTTGATGTCCTAAGTTACTTGCTTCTCTGAACATTCTCATATGTCCTTTGTGTATTGGGTCGAAACCACCACTTAATATTATTACTGATTTTTTCCAGTCAATATTGAAATTACTACTCATTATATTCTCCTAATAAAAATTAATTTTTTGTTTTCTCCTGTAGGCTTTACAAACAATGTTTTTAATTCTTCCTTACTATTCCACTTCATTGAAGATGATTTATGTTTAGGTAACCCCGCAGTTTCACCTATCATTTCCCAATTATCTGCTTTATATACAGAACCATTCTTACCACCACCAACAAATGTAATTATGTATTTCAATTCGTCACCGTATTTTTCTTTCCACGCCTGTGGTGCTAATTTTCTAAGTTGTTTTAGTATTTGCGTTCCACCATTCTTAATCGATTTTTTCATACAAAATCTCCAATTATTAGATACAGTATTAAATACATCTTTATATTCTAATTTTGATAATCCCATATATTTTAACATATCTTTTGGTGGTGGATATACTGAAGAACCTATACCAATCATACCAACAGCTTCAAGTGGAAATGTATCATCATCATATATTAACCAATCAATTCTTCTACCTACGGATTGAGATGTTGGAACATAAGAATGATGATTTTTTATGATTCTCTTTACCATATTTTTTTGCATATCAGATTTTACTATTTCTAGTTTTATCAAGATAACCTACCTTTAATAATATCTGAAAATTTTGATTGTTTTGATTTACTTATAATATTCCAAAACTCCTTAAAACCTAATTCGGATGGATCTTTACCCTTCATATCTAATAAGTATGTATTAATCCCATAATCCATTAAAAATTTAGATAATTTAATTGCGTCTTGTTTAGCATCTTCATCCAATGCAACATAAACTTTTTTAACCTTTTTTTCTACCAATCTCATAACTAATGTTTTACTTGGAAATTTTCCCAATAGAGGAATTGCATTGTTTCTTATAGCTATTGCATCAAATGCACCCTCACATAAAATAACAGGTTCATTCCAATTTATAAACATCTCAAAACATACTGTATCTTTTGACATAGGTGGATTCTTATATTTTAGTTTTGAATTTGGAAACATATCTCTCGCTAAAAAATAATTTAATTTACCATCAGCATCATAACTCGGAACAATAATACGATTAGAATAACCATTTGACGAACAAAACCCTATTGAATACCTCAAAATATCTATCGTACCAATGTTTCTCTGTCTAAGATAATGTATAGCATTCTTATAAAGTGGGTCTGTTGATGATTTCCAAAGAGGTTTATAACATTGTGGTAAACTGACATTATATTCTGTTTTTTCATCTTTTTCGTATTTAACACCTTTATAGTCACCAAGTATCTTCAGAACCTCAGAAATGATGTTTTTAGGAGCGTTTATCTTGCGTAGGAGTATTCCTATCTTATAACCACCTTTGTTACAAACCCAACAATGCCACTTTTGTGTTTCACAATTGACTTGTAGTTTCTTTTTATGATGATTACAAAAAGGACAATGAAAAGCATGTTCACCATTCTTCATCTGGTAACTCTTCATTAATACTTTTTCTAATAGTGTAACTAATTCGTACTTATACATTTATATAATATACGAAACATTTAGTATAAAAGTCAAGCTTTTTTATTATCAAATAACTACCTATTTTTTAAAATTTATATAATATAACTATAAAATTGTATTCAAGTCAAGCTTTTTTTTAAACCAATCTAGCCAATTGTTTTTCTATTTCTTAGTTAACTGATTTTCTTGTAAAATATTTCTTAATATCGCCTCATCTTCAGAAGATATTCTTTGTCCGGAATTTAAAATAATCTTAACTTGAGCCACCACATCAACTACACTTATAAATCCAGAATTAGTTAAATTACCAGCTGCAATTTTTCCTTCATTAACTTTGATTAGTCCACCAGCAAAACCATCGTTATTTGGCCAATCTGGATGTCGTTCACCTTCTATCGGATGAGGTGTAGTGGGTATTTGAGGATTGTTACTATTATTCGTAATCACACCCATCATATTTTGTACATCCAAAATAGAAATTTGATTTCCATGAGTACCCCAAGTACCAATCTTTTGTTCACTCAACAGTATATCATACTGATTCTGTCCATGATTATTTGGAACTATAAATTCACCAGTATGTAGTTGTGCATTATTTATATTTCCGACACCTCCAGCCCCCCCATCTGCAAGTTGACTCTGTAACACATCTCTTGGCCATACACTTGACCAAGTTCCATCAACCAATCTATTAAAATATAAATCAGATTCCCTTTGTTTACTATAATCCCAAAACTTGACAATCATGGGATTACCAGATGTCATTCCTGGATATTCACTTCCCTGTTCAGCGTTGATGTATACCATCATCTTATAAGCATTTGCAGTACTATTACCTAAAAACGATATATCATACTCTTCTTCAAAATATCTACCACGACAAAGGTTTTCAGTAATTACATATGGATAATTGGGATCATCTGTATGATAATATGAGAATATACATTTACCAACTACCTCCGATTCAGATTCACAATTACCATCTGAACCACAATCTAAAAATACTATCTCATCACCTTCATCTGGATCTACACCAAATAGATTATGATAATACTCACCATAACCGGGTAAACTAAACTGGTCTACTAATTCATTGTTATTGTTAACTCCAATTCCTGGGTTTTCTTGAATAACATAAACTACAGGATTATCAGGATTGTCTGTATATTGGTGCCATGGAGGTTCATCATAATGTTGTCCAGGATTATCTGGACATTTATGTTCGTTATAATCTTCAGTACATCCACCAGGTGGCATAGAAATAATGTTATCTGGTCTACACACATGTGCGTCTTTAGGACAACAACATTTTTTATCTTTGCCCATTAGAGATGTTCCATTATTCCCTAACCTATCCAATTGTATTTGTAATTCTTGCTTATCACTATCTGTTAAACTACGATTATTTAAAACCATATTAACGAGAGCTACAACATCTAAAACATTATACCCACCATCAAAATTTATATCAGCTTCGTAACCAGTACAATTATTTGCAAGTACACAATTAACAAGAGCTACAACATCTAATACATTTACACCACCATCTTGATTAAGATCTCCCAATCCTGTTACAGCATAAAATTCAGAGTATGCAGCACCAAGAACTTTATCCATAGCCTTCTTCGTTTTATTTAAAACAGGTCCAGCATCTATAGTAAATGACATTTGATCTGATGCAAAGAACATATCATATATAGTATCCGTTAAATATTGTTGTTGAGCTATTTGTAATATGATATTACCAAAGTAATCCGCCATAGCGATTGGAATCATTCCCCATGAACACATAAGAAAACAAGCCGCATCCTCCCAAAAATTATCACCACAATCATAACATAAAGCGTCTATTACTCCATTACTATATGAGAAACTTTGAAAAGCAAAATTATCCAAATCCCATACAAAGTCTAATTTCTCGTCTATACCATCTTCATCATCATCATATAATTCAGGTCTAACAGTGGTATCAATATTAAATTGAGAGCCTTCAGATGTTCCAGCCCATCCAGTACCTGTTACACTTAATGACTCAATATGCCATCTAAAGTTTATTCTAAATCTTTCTAAACTAAAATTCATATTAAAAGGTTCGAGAATATCAGTATAATTATTATCCGCTCCGAACCCAGAAAGTTCTATACTTGTTATCCCCAATTTATTACCATCATCATCGTGTAGTACATAAGCAGGTACACCATCAATGTCATACCAATTATCACCCGCAATCTCTTTTATTATTGGTATCCAATCAAATTCTGATATATAACACTTACCAAGATAATTGAAATAATCTACACAATTTTTAATATCAGCACCACAAGTATTCATAAAAAAATTAAGTGCATCATCGAAATGGATATTCTCCCAATCATAACTTTCATTTATTGCAATCCTTTCAGGACATTCTAAAGCACATTGATGTAGAAAGTAATGACATGAACCATCTGGACATTGGTATCCATTCGGTGGACAATTACAGTGTACACCTAAACTATTCCAATATTCTTGATCGGGATTATTAGGATAATGTGGTACATCATAATAATCTTCAACTTCAGCAGCAGGTCCACATATATCTTGACAATACTCTAATGGAAAAGATAAATCACCCTGACTAACATAGGCTGATGGTAAATCAACATATGTATCATGCATTACATCAGGATTACAAGAATTTGAACTCGTGCTTACTGATGTTTGTGGATTTGGTTTTAATCTCTTTGGTACTGATGTTATTGTCGGTTTAGGTTTATTAACTTTAGTTAATATTTCATCAATTGTAGATATTAATTCTTGACCATTGAGTAATTTATCTTTTTTATTTTTTCCAATTGAATTTTTATTTTGATTTTTTTCTAATTTTCTAACCAAGTTATTAAGTATATGTAAAATTTGTTTTGTATCATATATTAAGTGATATGAATCAAAAGTTTGTTTATCAATTACTTCTGAAAATTTAGCTTTTGGATTCTTTTTTAATACTTGAGTAATTACTTTAATTGCATGTTTTATATTCATTGTATTTGCATTAGAAGATATTGGTTTTAAATCTATTAAGCGTATATTTAATTTTTTAGCTAAATATTTTACAAGTGACAAAGCGTCTTTTGAATTAATTCTTAAAGATTCATCTTCTATATTTTCACTAATACAAGTTCTTTGTGGTATATTAGCATAATCATCATGTTCTGAAACTTCACCTTTAAGCCATAAATTAGTACCTGCTGAATCACATCTTCCAGTACTTACATTTCTCAAAACTTGACCTGTTTGATATATATATTCCCACTTTCTATTAAATACATTTTCAGGTTTAATTAAATATTGTCCAGGATATATATTAGATTCTAAATATTTACGAGATTCATTATTGTAATCTAAAATATCAACATCAAGTGCCGATATTACACTTCTACATCCAGGAAATTGATGTGGTTCTAAATTATCATAATAAGTTTGACACACTAATCCTCCCCCAAATAAAGGTGAATCAGGTTTATATATAGCTTCATCCGGATAACAACAACTATTATTCGTGGCATTTTTATATGTCATTTTAAATGCGTGTGAATTTATTTCATATTCACCTGAAGATAACCCATTCATTGAATGCCAAGTATTATCCGATTCATAAACCGGTAAAGATTTTATGTCACCACCATCAGGTTGTTCTGTATATAAATCTATACTCCAAACTCTATCCACAAATACACCATCAGGTGCACCTTTTATCGCCGGATGAAAATCCCATTTTCTGACATAATAATTACCTTTTTCAAATAATGATGGTAGTATATTATCTTCAACAGGATTTCTATACCTATTACCATGAAATCCATTAACTAAATCATCAAATGTGAGTGGAGTTGATATTTCTAAATCACCGGTTGGAATACATTCCACTCTTCTTCGTATATTATCAGTAGGAATATGGATAGAAGGACAAACAGTTTGATCATAAACATAATTTATAGCCAAACCTCCATATGCATTTGCACATGATTGTTTTATTAACTGACCAGGACCCCAATATTCCATGGGACTACCAATTGACCCATCATCTATTATATTATGATACTCATCAATAGATTTATCTTCACCTGCACAATCAGAAAGTTCAGTATATTTAAAAAATGAATTTGTTGCAATATCAGTAAGTGCTTCTACATATTTTCCTTCACCGATAGTAAAATTTGTTCCAGATCTATAAGTGAATTGTATCTGATCTTGGTTGTAATTATAATTCCATTGACCTGTACAAAAACTATTTTCACCAGTTAGTGTTGTTGCAAAATTACCATCGGAATACATATGTATGGCTGTTCTATATGGGTTATCAGGATCACAAAATGGTTGTTCCACACTTTCATCATAATACCATTCAGTACTTATAACATAATCTAAATCTAGTAAATCTTCTACATAATCAGTATTACAATCGGCTTCAGTTAGTGGGAATGGAACTTCATACATTGTTCTATCTTGGTATGGTAGGTCCGGTTCTCCTCCACCACCACCCATAACATGGTAATAACAAATACCATATTCGTCATCACAAACTCCAGTAGAATCCCAATAGTACATTTTTAAATATATAGTATCATCCCAATAAAAATTACAACTACCATCATCTATTGTAGATGTAATACCATAATTAGTTGCATATGGATTTGTACAACCAAAACAATCATTTGAAGGACCATTAGATATAAGGTAACATACACCACAGTCATCTATCGCATGAGTTCCTGCAGGACATCCACAATAAGTATCAGATTCACCACATGTAGTTGACCATCCAGCTCCTGGGTTTTCACAAAACCAAACCGCTTGATTTAAATCATTTAATGTACAACATCCTATACCATCTCCATCTGCATCAGGATAATATGCTGATTGTATATTTCCTTGACAATCACATTCATAACCCTCATCACCCACATACAAACAACTCCCATCATCAATTGTTGCTAAAGAATCATAATTACAGGCACTATCATCAGTACAACCTGAACATGTTGAATTATCTCCATCACAGATTCCACAATCATCATATTCATAAGGACAATCATCACAATCACCTGTACAATCTCCTACATATATATTATCATCTGGATTATTACAGGCAGTTACAACTAATGTACCACAACCAAGTCCATCACCATCTGTATCTTCACACCAATTTGGTGGATAAGTACAAGTACCATTATCAACAGTTGCATGTATATTATAATTACATGCATTGTAATCTGTACAACCATATATGTTATAATCACAAGATTGATTATCCCATAAAGCTTCAGAATCATAATTTGATGCAGCTGGATCCATACAGCCAGGAGCATCTTCAATCCAACTACCAGGAAAATATTGACAATAACCATTACATCCAGTATTAACTGCAGCTGGCATAGGACAATATCCAAAATATTCCGGCCAATAATCTTCATAACTAGGACCGTCAGGATAAAATTCTTCCATTCTTATTGCCCACCAGGCTTGTATTTGAAAATTATAACCATTCGGATTCCAATCAAATCCTTCGGCAATTACACCTGGATTGTCATTATCCCATTGAGTTGCAGATATACCTGTACACACAAATATTCGATATGTCTGCCCATCAAATACTTTCCACCATTCTTCGACATAGTGATCAGAAAACAAACCATTTTGGGTTACACCCCCCTGGCTATCATATACAAAATAAGGAGATCCATCACTGTCAAATACTGATATATAGTCACTTCTAAATCTTTGTATTGAATCCAATTGATTTTCCCAATCAACTCCAAGATAATAATTTAAATCTTGTGCTGAAGTTGCATCTATATCGAATACATAAACTACACCAGAACTGTCACACGCATCTTCATTTAATACATTTAGGCCTAAATTTTCATATGCATCTATCATTAAACCTTGACCATCTTTATGAACAGTTACACCCTGCATAAAATATAAACCCTGACCATTTAGTGGAATACTCGGAATATAAAAAGGGATTTCACGACTAGTACTATAGAAACAACCACCAAGTTCATCTAACCCAAAGCCATCTCTCAAACATACAGAATCTGTATCACAAATACCATCATCCGGATTAGGTCCATATAAACCAAAGTTACCCATACCAGGTTCAAAATAACAATTACAACCAAGATCACGAGTTGTTGAATTTCTATTGCCATCATTTTCAATATATCTTAAATCTTTTCTGCATGTTCCTATACAAGGATAATCAGAGTTTGGTCCACAATCATGTGTATTGTTTATTTCATCCGAGCAACCGCCTTCACACACATATCCAGCTGGACATTTATTATATATATCATCACAATTACAACCAAAATTTTTGACATTTTCACATACACAGTTATTTTCACCCAAGCCATAACATACAGGAGTTAAACCATCATCACAATCATTATATTTTGGGAAAAAATGATATTGTTCATAACTTAAAATTTCTGGATCTACTACATCAGTATAATAATTATCTCTAATACCCCACAACCCACATATACATTTATTTTTTTTATCTTTTATTATCATTGTTATTCTCATACAAAGACATTACTAAGCCATCGTACATATCAATATTTCTTTTATCCCAGTTTCCTCTCGTAGTGTGTTTACACCATTTCTTGGTATTGTACATTTCTTCTATTTTCATTTTCACCAAATCTTTTGCTTTTATTCCTTTGACTCTTGCTTTTCCAAATACATTCTTTCTAGCAGTCATTGGATTTATACTATTGACTTCAAATTCAAAATTCTCCAACATAAAACATAGTATAGCATTAAACTTTGCTAACTTGATAATAACTTGTTGTGAAGTTCTTCCACCAGCAAATCCTGATAGATTATCTTCAATGTTAATATTCATAACATCATCGATGTAATCATGTTCATTCAATACTTCTAAAACCTTTTGAACTTTGTCTTTGGGTGTTTTTTCTTTTTTGATGTCGATGAATCCCATATCGAGAATCTTCTTATCTTTTGTGAATGCATATCCGACACAAGTCGTTGATGCATCTAATCCTAATGTAACCATTTTTTCTCCTTAAAAGTCCAAATCAATTTGAAATATTAAATTTATATCATCCCTTTTTTGTATAGGTTGACTTAAGCTTGCCACCGCAATTAAATTTTTATCCATATCATACAAACCTATACTATTTACATATGGTGTCCAAGTTTTACTACCTGTTATTGAAGAAGCTATTAAATCAGAATTTGTAATTTGAAAGGGTGGTTGTGGTCCATAATCAGTTTTCGTTACTGGACTTGTAATTGAAGGATCTCTTTTCTTTATACTTATATTATTTGTCATATTATATTCATTTGCATTTAACTTTAAATTATAAGTACGAGTATATATATTGTTTATAGATTGGAAAGAAGCTGTATAATTACTTAAACTATTATTATAAGTCATTAAACTTCCTGAAAATGAGCCTGTTTCTGTAATTGAAATGATTCCTTCATTATAAAAAATATTACCAACATAATTATCTGAATGTGACATATGATTGTTACTCTGTGATATGTGTGCATTTGATGCATATATATTACCATAACCATCATCAAAATAATCTATTGTTTTACCCTGTGAATCTTTAAATGTGTTATCAATTAATTTAAATGATTTTCTTACAATACCACTACCGACATATTTTGTAGGTATGTGTGTAAAAACTCCACCATTTATATTATTAAACTTGTGTCTGAAAGTTGGTTTAGTGAATGAACCTTGCTGAGGATTTAAGGGACTATTTAATTTACCTGAACCTGTTTGGTAAAAATTAGTCTTTAAAAAATAATGACTGTCTGTTTCTTCTATTTGAGTTGCATTTAAAGTAACAGGAAAATCAAAGTATTGTGAGTGTGAAACAAATTGACGTTTAGTAGTACCTAATTCTGCAGAAGTTAAATCATAATTATGATAAACTTCTTCACTTCTAAATACTACATCATCATCTTTAATTTTTTTATAAATTGACATATCATGACTTACAACTTAGTAAGACAGAGTTATCTTTATAGCTGCTTCCTTCGAAAAAGTTTTTTCTATAGGTGCACTTAGTTTAGCTACAGCTATTAAATCCTGATTCTTATTGTATAACCCTACTTCAGATATATATGTTGTTGGGCTAGTTACAAATGACGGATTAGTAAATGAATTATTACTTCCACTCGAAAATGTAGGATTATTAGTATAGTTATATTCTTTAGCTTTAGCTCTACAGAAATATGCGTTGTTGGTAACTATTTCTTCACTTCTAAATGTATGTGTTATATTAGTTGCTCTTCCAGTATCGTCACCGGCTGTAGATATACAATCCATCATTTTTAATATATTGTTAACACCAGGAGCTCCTGATGAAACTGATCTATTTAACACACCAAACCCATCTTTCTGAGCTGAATTTATTAAATCTGAATTTGCTGCATCTGAACCTGTACCTGGTAAACTCGAAGAAAGTTGATTACCATCTAATGCTATGACACCAACATTTGGATAAAAATGTCCAAATACTGTAGCTAGAGAATTATTACCTTTATCACCAGCTGAAGCACTAATCACATTGTATCTTGGTCCTGCAGGTGAGGCGTATGGTACTTCATATGCTGAGTTATCAGATAGATGTAATAGGATACCAGCTGTACCTGCTGTATTAGAACCTGTCATTTGTAATGTCCAATTCTTTTTATTCAACCTATCTTTCATTTGTAATCTTTCAGCTGTTAAAAAGAAAACATCGTTAACTCTGTTTGATTCTATTGCTGAACCTGAAAATACAAACCCAATATCATCTTGTTCATTTGGATTTAGAAGATAATTTGAAAATTGTCTATAAACTGCCTTTGTTTGTCCAACTGTATCTGTTGAACCTGAACCATTGAAATTACCATAAGCTATACTAAAATGATCTTTAGAATTGTATTGTAAATTTACATAATATTCGGTTTGTCCGGCAGCTAATGAACTTGAATCTAGACTTCCACCACTTAATTGTCCTAGCCCACCATCGAAAAATCCATAGGTGGTTGTGAAGCTTTCTGTTGAGTAATCGTCTGCTTTAAATTGTTTAAGTAATGGCATTTTTATTTTCTCCTATTGTATTAATTTTTTACTAAAGTGTCGGTTGAACTGTTATAGTTGCATAAGCCACTTGTTGGGAAATCATTCCTTCAACTCTATAAGTTACTGTATGTATGTCTTGTGTAGCTCTAGATTTAACGAATAATTCTTTTTTATTGTTATATTGTAATATCGTTGCATATCCTGATTGTGGTAAATATTGACCAGTTCCAGACAATGCGTTACCCCCTCCAATATGTGTTGATAAATCTTTACTAAACGGGACGTCAATAACAAGTGCATTTGCGTCGTATATTGTTATAATATAATTTTCACCCTTTTCAGCCATTTTTTCTGTTTTTGGTCTTATATATACACCATTTTTTTCTGTTGTATCTGATATAGTATGATCTTCCAAAGTAATTTTGGGGATATAAATTGTATTTCTTGGCATAGTTGTTAAGGTATATCTCATACTAATAGCTTGGTGTGGACTAGCTTCAAGTTGTGGTAACCTTGTTATAGCCTCACCATATGAATCTGAACCATTGGGATGATCAGCATTATATAAATAGTAATCTATTCCTGTGTCACCAAATGCATAATACTCTATTCCTAAATGTCCTTTTTTTGCCAACATGGCTCTACCATAATCTGTTAAAACGGCGTCTACTGTTATTGATGAATTATCTAAATATCCCATTGTGTTCTCCTAAACTTTGTAATAAACTTTGTAATAAACTTTGTACTATAATTATTCTTTATTCATTAATAAATATAAGTTTAATTAAAAAATCCATTATTTTATTTTTTTGTTATTGTAATTGTTTTTGATGTATTAGAACCACCAACATCAATTGAATACGCTGTTTCAGTTGGATTGACATCATATTGTGCATTTGTATTTTTTCCCACTTTAAAACTAGGAACTTTTGATGCAGAAATAGGATTACCACTATTATTCATAATCTGGTAAGATTTTGGTCGAGTATGATTGAAAAGATATCTCAACTGATACTCCCTAAGTCCAGGAGAATGTATTACATGGTTAGAAGGATATTCTAAAACTCCATTATTATTTCTTACAAATCTAGTTCTACCCATAGGTCTTCCAGGATGTGTAGTAGACGAATCATTTAACAAACTAATATAATTATATTCTTTGTCTACATTAGAAAAATTACTCATTTGTCTATTTTCAAAAAATTTCTTATCAGTATAATCAACATTTGACATACCATAATTATCAATTGATGAAGATATTGTTTCCACATCACCCATCATCTCAAAAACTCTTTGACTTTCATACCTATATATGTTATTATAACTATCTATTTCATTATGAGTTTTATTACCTGGTAAATGATTTAAAGGATCATAAAAATGTAAATCATTTGAACCTGTTCCCCACATTTCTAAAAGTGTAGTTGCACCATCTTTAAATAATGTACCATCACGGAAAAATCCATTATAATTATAAAGTGATTTTCCTATATTTAAAGAAACATTCCATTTGTTATTCGTATCGTAATATTCTCCTGATGCACTATTCATATCCGATGAAAGATTTAATAAAGTTTTATAAACATTTTCATTTACTATTCCAGAACTAGAATGATGTAACTCTACAATATCTATATTTTTATTATAAGTATTTTCATTATATATACCAGAAGAAGAATTTTGTGCTAAAAGGTTGATTGTATCAGTATATATATTTTCAACATTAGCTGTTTGTGTAAATTGTGGAATATCTACCATAGTCATAGTACTTAAATGTATGGTGTTATTTTCACCAGTTGTAGATAAATTATCGTCAAGTGTTAACTTGGAATCATAATGGTTTTCATTATATATACCAGTTTCTTTTAAAATATTTTTATTATAAATAAAAGCTTGATTTATAGTTTCATTCGTAGATGACAAAATAAAATTATTTCTTGGCGATACTGTATCATCATAACCATATATTTCTGATTTTTCACCACCAACATTATAATAATCATTGTAACTTTCAGATACTTCATGTATATCCATTAATTTAGATTTTCTAAAAGATGCACTACACATATAATTTTCTAAAGTTCCCATATGAATTGTATGAACAATAGAGTTATTTAATGACATACCTTTTTCTGAAGTTATATCTAATATAGTTCCACCATATATGTTTTGTTTTTTAGAATCATCAAAATCAAAAAGTTTACCAGTATAATCTGCATCAACATAAAACGGGTGTTTTAATGTTCCTTCGGAAGGATTATCTTTCTTAACTGATGCTGGGAAATATTCAATTTTTGTTCTATCTAGTAGAGTATTTTTAATTTTTATTCCCGAATCATATTTTACTCTTTCAGGTATTATTTTTTTAATAGATTTTAAAAGTAATGGATTATAAATTCCACTTTTTGCATGAGTTTTTATATACTCATTAACATCCACCGAAACACCCCTCATAATTAATTTTTTAAAGGATTCTAAATCTTCATATTCACTTTCAAATTTATCAGACCATTTAGAATATTTAGCTGAAATATCTTTAGCAGATACATTATCTAATATATAATCATTTATTTTGTCTATTGGTGAAGTAAATAATTCAATAGTATTTGATATTTTTTCTTTGTTTAATTGGTGTGTAGATAGTAAACTTTCTTTTTTTGGATTTAAATCTCTAATCATTTGTCTACCACTACTTACTGATATCATTCTAGTATTTTTTTGTATGATTGGATTATTTCTTAAACCAATACGATTAATGTTTATTAATCTTTTCTGTGACATTTGTCCAAAACTTTCAGACACTTCTATTGTTTTAGTAAAATCGGTTGGGTTAGATACTAAACCATATGGATTAGAATCATTTATGGTTAAACTTGTAGAACCCGTTTCAATTTGTTCAGACATTTTAAATCTATAATATAAATTATTTTGTGAATCAGTTATTTGATTTCCAACAATAGATGATGGGTTTAATACATGTTGTCTAAATGTCGATTCACTTAAAGATCCACTCCAAACTCTAACTTCAGCTAAAGATCCAGTAAAATCTCTACCAAAAATAAAATTACCAGTTGTATGTGTTGCTGCAGATGAAGTCCAATTAGCCAATTTAATTCCATCAGTTAAAGTATTTGTTTTATGTTCATATGTAGAAAATGATTTACCGTCGGGTGATTTTTTTGCAACAGTTAAATCGAATGATGCTGAATATTCTCCAGATGGTGAAGTTAAATTACTTTTTCGTAACATCACATTTACAAAATTTGTACCATCTTTAATAGGTAACTCACCTGTTTTGAATGTATTGTAAGTAGTACCATTACCACCCACACTTGAATTTATTCTAAATTGTATAGAACCTGATTCTGCACTTGAACCGGAAAGTAATTTTATATCCCAGAAACTTTCGGTTTTTGTACTATTAGCAAAATAACTAGAAACCAATTCTTGATTTTTATTACTCGGTTTAGATAAAAACATAAATTCTATTGTATCATCAGGACCTAAACCACCTACACCAGCAGAAGATCCCCAATTTAAAGGTATTGAATTATTACCTTCCAAATTTAGATATTTAAAAGGTACACTTTCCATTCTATCGGAATGGTTACCTGTTAATTTTGTAACATCAAAGTTGTTATAATTACTCAATTCTGTTTCTGTTGTTAAAGCTTGATTTGTTAAATAATTAACACCACCAAACTCATTCACATTTAATAATTCTGATGGATATCCTAAACAATTTAATAATGCACTTAAACTATTAGAAGTACCTTTTGTTTTGTAAATATAGATTAAATTATTTAAATTTCTTTTCCACAAGTTTTCTGAAACTTTTTTATTTGAAGCTTCAGAACCTGAAAATTGACTATAATATTCACTCAAACTTCCACTAAATGGATTTATTAATTCCCACCCCAAATTATCAGATAAAATAGGTAATAAATTATCAGGTACTGAATCATTATCTCCATATCCCCTTTTGTAAAAATTACTATAATTATCAATATAATTTCTAATTAAATCAAATTGTTCTCCCCACATATTTACAAATGTGTGTAAGTTTTCATACTCTACACTCTCTATAATTTTACTTGGTAAGTTATTTTTCAATGAATGTATATTTGTATCATCATAACTCGAAGCTTCTTCATATACTTTATTGTACCAAGTTTGCCACTCTGCAGAACTTGTAGAATAAACTTCACCAAAAGGTAAAGCTTTATCTGGATTTTTTAAAGTAATTTTTATATCTGTTATAAAAGATGATGTAACTGCATTAGTACTATTATTTCTGAACCTTAAATTAAAATATTCACCAGCTGGTAACATCGAACCTGTAAATGGATTACCACTACTTGTTAAAAATGTTCCAAATTCGTTATATGTATCATCTAATACTATAGGATACCCTGTACCTGTAGAACCAGATATTGATGCAGAAAAAACTTTTTCTGCTGAACTTAATACTTCGTAAAAATTGGTATCATCAAAATTATTATACAAAAGAGAAACATCACCCTGCCCCTCATCATTCATAGCTGAACCTGTTGGTCTCCAATATGATTGAGAAGATTCAAATATAAATCTACGCCATTCACTTCCTGTAAAAGTTGGTTCTAATACTCTATTTCTATATTGACAATTTTGGGGTATATTCAATTTACTATTAGCTTTATTAGTATTCCCCCATTGGAACGAGTTTGCATCATTATTATTTGCATACACCGGAGCCTTTACAAGAAAAGAAAGATAAATAGAACTACTATAATTATAAAATGGTGCATCTTGAGAAAAATATTTTTGATTAAAAAGAGATGTATTTGATGGTGAACCATTATCATCACTCTTAGTATTATATACCAATCTAAATCCATCATAATCATTAAGTTCAGTTGAATGTTGCATATTAACAGGTACTTTATGTGCCATGTTTGAACCTATATTAGGTGCAGAATATGAACCTGAATCATTTCCATAATATAAAAATTTTTCATATGGGGTAAATGTTTTTTTAGTAGTTAATATTTTCGAAAATAATGATTTTCTCCTACTAGTAATATGACTTCCTGTTTGATGTAATGATTCTGATAATTCATTTAAATTATTTTCTATATCCTTTACTTTATTTTTAAAATTTAAAATCTTTGATTTTGCAGATCCAAATATAACATGATTTGAAAAATCAGAAAAATTTATATTTATGTTTTTATAATCATTATTATTTTGTAATTCTACAAAATCTACATCAGTATTATTTATAGAAGCTGAAGCTAAAAGTTGATTATAATTCTGATAATTATCTATACCGGTGGTATTTTCATCTAAATATGAATCTGAATCTGGACTTAAACTTCCACCATATACCGATGATTGTACATTACTTATATAATAAATATTTTGTTGGTGTTTAGGTAAAACCTGTTTTTCAATCCCAATAGAAGTAAGTAATGCAGTTGTAACCGGTAAAGGTTCATTCATTCTAATTACTATTGTAGTTTCTTCTAAAGATTCTGGATCAAATGTCCAATTTATAATTGGTATATGTTTAGAATCATCTAAAGTTATAACATAATCAAACCCATAATCACCATATTGATCTCCTTCGTTTAATGTACCTAATCCTCCAGTTAATCCATAATTTACATCTGCGAAGTTATTTATAAATACATCCGAATCAAAATCTATACTATCATTGTTTGAATTTCTGGCTATTAATCTAACTTCTTTTCTTGATGGGGATATTTCTTTAATATAAAATTTTGCGTCATCATACCCATCCATTGATTCATATTCGGCAGAAGTCCAAGTATAACCTTCCCAACTATTTAAAATAGTGTCATCACCTGTACTACATTGTGATCCATCTGCACCACAACATTCTAGCTCACTTACAAAATTTTGTGTAGATCTTGGTCCATCCGGTGAAGTACATGCACCCAATAATTCACAAGTATCTTCTGTTAATGTATCACCACCTTCCATTTCAGGTGAATTACATCCTCCAGCTGTTACAGTTTGAAAATTAAAAAATATATTTCGTAAAAAATCAAATTGTAATTCATAATTACCTTGAGGAATTAAATTTTCATCTAATATTTCATTAGTTTTTATATATATGTTATTGGATTCATCTCTATACACATCAAAACCTGGAGTACCATTTGATGTAATTACATCAATGTATCTATCAGAATTATAAAGAGTTAATTTAACATAATCACCACTCAGTTCATTAAAATTATATATTACAGAATCGTTATTAGAAATAAGATTTAATTGAGTATCATTAAAGTTTTGTATTATGTTCGGCATAATCTATAAAGCCTTTTCATCATCATTTTGAATTTTAGGTAATTTCATTTCTGTTTCTCTTCTTATAGGTATTTCCATACTAGGTTTACTCAATTTATAATCTCCAACTAATATACCTTTGTTACCATTACCACTTGTATCAATAACAACTCTGCCATCTGATTCACCCATATTTAACTCCATTAAACACTCTCTTACTATATTTGCTGGATGTATAGCGTCATCTATAAATATAGAGCCGACAGAAGTTTCATCAGGATATTTATTATAATATCCATCCCAATGCCACCATTTATTATATCTATAAAAATCATTATCGTTTTTAAGATTAACAAAATTATCATATGCATCTTCTATGCCCAATAATTTTGGTATATCGAATGTTCCATCTTTAAAAAATCTTACCTGTTCAATTGCTGAAGTTCCCATATAATCACCAACCTCTCTGTTTTGATAAGCTTTTTCTAAATTTATTTTATCTATTTGATCTTCTTCTACAAATTGATCACCATCTATAATTTTCTGTAAGGAATTAAAATAATCACTTTTATTACTGATACCACTTATAACAGGTGTACTTTCTGAAAATGGTAAAAATTTAAAATCTGGTCCTCCAGTTTCTGCAAAATCTTCAATATATACATTATCTAATGATAAGTTAATCTTTATAGTTAATCCCTTAATTGAAATTGGTAATTCTTCATCCAGATCATTTGTCATAGTAGAAAAAACAAAAGCTTTTATAATTTTTATTCCAGGATTATTATATTGATGTGATAAATAATTAAATTTACTTTTTTCTGTAATATCATAAACATCTACCACATTAAATGTATTGTTTAGTTGTTGCTGAAAATCAAGTTCACTCTCGTCACTAGGAAAAATTATATCTTCTAAATCTATATCAGTATTGGGGTTAAAATTCCAATTAACGACAAACATTTGTAATCTCTGCATCCAATCCAATGAATTATTCGTATTGTTTAGGTAATTGTAAACAGTATCACTTAATGTATTTTCTTCAACTGGATTTTCATCAAATCCATAATCACCCAGATAAATACAAGAATTATCATCTTCTATTGCATTTATATCATAATTTATGGCTTCGGGGTCAGTACATCCCGAATCTCTAAATGTACAAGAATCATCATCAGGATAAGCATATGCATTATACTGATCTCCAAATGCATCTGTACATCCAGGATGCCAGATAATCCAATCTGTATTTTGATTCACAATACTATTTAAAAATACTTGATTAGACCATAGTGTGTAATTAGGACCACTATTTTCATATTCAGGTTTAAATACATAATTTGATGAATCTGAGTATTGATTTGTAACTTTCATTCTTGGATAGTAATTTGCGTAACTACCATGATTTCTCCAGTTAATTCCACCAGGTTTTTCAGTATCATAATAAGGATTTGTTGAAGATGGTTTCATTATTTCATCATAAAAACTACCATTCCAATTATCATTAGATGTAGGCTCTATCGTAAATGTATATGTTGTTCCTGATACTAAATTTTCTAATTCGTCTAATTCTTCCCAGCCATTTCCTATATCTATTTTGATTGACCATTCTGAGTCACCTGTTGGCCATTCCTGCAAATATTCATTATAACCCCTTTGTATAAACTCAACATAAAAATCACTTTTATTATCTTCCACTTCAAAAGATACTGTGATTGGAGTTTCAGATGTACACTCATAATCCTGAGAACAATCAGGATAAATCTCTTTTATTTCAAATTGGAAAAAACTTTCTACCAAATCTTCTATATCTATAATTTCACTAAAACTATAATAACAAGAACCATCATCATAATCGGCTAAAGGGTCATAATTAATGGCCGTTGAACTTGTACATCCACCTATTGGGTCTGTATCTTCTGAACAATCAGCTGTACAATCACATGTACATTGTTGTGTACCATAACAAACTCCAACTGGAGGAGGACATGCAACAGCTCCTGTTGTGCAATTACATGAATGTGCTATCAACACTCCACCAGCACATGTAGAGGTACAATATCCAGCCCCATAACAACAAGCTACCGGAGTTCTTGTTCCACCGTCACTACCATCGTCTATATAACCATCTGATGTATCAACGAACACCGAAGTATAACTAACATCAGAACTAGAAAATATTTCTTCATATTTATTATAAACTTCATCATAGTAACTAATATAATCTATAAGATTTAACTGTGTATCTTTTGCCATAAACATATTTAAATTAACAATATTTGGAGCTGAAGCAAGAATATTTTCATCTTGAGTAAAATCATAATATTTTTGTATATAAATTCCATCATCGGGTTTTTCAGTATCACCTATAAACACATGAGGTATAGGTCTCCAATCATTAAACATTTGTTCTGGTAATATTTGTGTTCCTGCAGCATCAGCTCCAAAAGGTGCTGCTCCTGAATCTGGCCATTTTATGTTATAACCACCAGCTGATTCGTTTGCATCGATTAAATATCTATCCTCTATTAAATCCGATATTTGTTTACCACCCAAATGATAAAAATAATTATAATTAAATGTTTCATCGGTATTTTCAATATCTTTTGCAAAAAATTTAATTCTTTGCCATGGAGCTTCATTTGCATCTTCAAACCAACCAGTTTCCATAAAGTATGGACAAAATATAGCATTACCATCTGTTTCCGTTAATGTATATGTGCTGCAACAATTATCCATACTACAGGCATGATATTGTGATCCCCCATCTTGAAACATTTTTGTCATCTGATAATCAGCAACAAAATCAACTCCTGTTGTTTGTGAATTTGAAAAATCTGAAGCTGGAATTTTAGTTAAACCATAATGTTTGTTATTAAATAAGTTTTCACCTAGTATATTTGTTGCACCTTTTGCATACATATATTGACCTATAATTAAGATAGCATCAGGATTAATTAGAAATGATTTCCAATCAGTTTGTAAATTTGGAAATAGATTAGAAATAGAATCGTCATTTATATGTACTATGTTATCCGTACCTCCAAATTCAGAATTGAAGCTACTCCATCCTTCCGTACCAGCTTTACTCCATACATTATCATCATCCTCACTATTTGATAACCATGTATTACTACCCCATCCCTGCAGAGAGCCCCACGCACTTCCAAAAGGTGTACTTGGGCCATAACCCCCAAATTCACACCATCCATCATAGTATATTTGGGTATCACCTTCCCAAAGACCTCTTTCAGAGTGTGCCGGTTTGCCAGTGAAATATGCATTAGCAGTAGAATAATTAGTAATTGTATCCCATTCATCTTCATCTGAAATTGTTATCCACATCTTTTTATGATACTTAGTCATTAAGCCTCGCAACATATTCACCGCGACCTCATTTGATGGAGTATCCCAATGTGCAGATCTTAATTCAATACGAAGTTCATTTTCATCTTCCCATGATAATTGAGATACTACACTATCGTCAGACATTATTGTTTGATTGACATCCACTGTTGAAAATAAATCATCTACTGGACTTTGTGTATAAATTCCTGTTTGTCTTGAAAAAATATCATAATCATTAGAGTGATAATATTGCCCATAACTATTTTGAGAAGGTAAATCTTTGAATATTCTAAATCGTAGTCTACCACCTAAACCTGTTTCTGTTGCACTAATACCCAACTCACATGGTGGAGGACATGCATAATATAAATTAAAGTATGTGTCACATGATGTTGTTCCATTACAAGTTTCATTTGTCCATGAACATTCTCCACCTGACAAACTACCATATGTGTTACACAAATCTTCAGTTAGTATATATTCACATAAATTAACTATAGATCCATCATCAGGTTCTGCACATATAATATTATCTGTTGTATATTCTGACATTAAAAAGCCTCTCTACCATCGTTTCTAATCTGTGGTAAGTTTTCAAAATCTCCCTTTTCAGGAATTCTTGTTTCACCATCAAAATTAATTTTGTAATCACCAAACACATAATTGTAAAGTTCTACACCCGAATTATTATATAATCTATTATCATCAAGTTCTTCAAAACTTATATCTATAACAGAAAGTTGTTGTATACTAAGTTTATTTGATGGGTAGTTTTCATTAACTGCTGGACTACTCATATCATACTCATACCACAATCTATCAGGACTACCATATGGTATATTATTTTCTATCCTAAACTTCATACTATCACCTGCCGTATCAAAATCATAATCATTAGAATCACCACTTTCATAATTATCATCATCACTTGGTATATAAAAACAACTACAATTATAATTATCAGTTGATATAAATATACATTGAGATTCATAACCAATACTACAATTAAATTGAGATAAAACTCCATCAGAATCACATTGACAACTTCCAGCATCTTCACTTATTACAACATCATCTGATTCCATATTTAATGTTGATGCATCAAGGTTTATGTATGATTTCTGTAAATCTTCGTCTGTTGAAAAATTCCCAAACAAATCCAATTTCGGTAAAACTGGATAATATGGTGTAATTTCTGTAAATTTAATTAAACTTCCTCTTTCAGATTCACAACCCAAATCATTTGGTGCTTCACACGACAAATCATCATTCATAAATATGGGATTAATTATTTGCTTTAACCATTCTTGATTAGAATTTATATCTATTCTCATATTATGTGATAAATATGTTTTAGGTATATTTGCATCTAAGTTATCCCTTTGTAAATCTACCCCATTATACATAATAAATAAATAATAACGACCCTTTTCCAAAACATTTAATTTTTCATAATCGTCATCTACAACCTCACTCCAAGTTCCATCAAAATAAGTTGTATTTCTTAATTTACCATTACTAACCCAAGTAATTTGCTCGACATTATTATTACCATCAAATATAGTATTAAATTCATCACTACCAATTGTAGTATTAATAAAATCCCAATACACTAAATTGTTTGAAGTTACGATTTTAGCTTTATCATATGTTGAAATTATTCTATTGCCACTATTTTTATAATTATGTAGAAGAACATCATCAAATAAAATATCACACAAATTACTGGAATCATCATTCCAACCACCGAAAGGTTCTCCACCAACACTTTCACCCTCTTTACATATAAGTAAGGTACTATTATAATTAAAAAGTGTATTGTTAGGTAAAACACGTAATTCGTTTTGGCCACCCCTATACAGTGATGTATTTAGTTCAGTACTATACTCATACAAACCTTCTCTCCAACCTACATCATAATAATCAGGTATAATATTTTTCCAATATCTTTTTGATGATGGGTTGTTAGGGTGTTGTGTTAAAGCTACACTCTCATCTAGCAATATTTCACCCTGTGGTTTTAAATTGTTTATATAGAAATCAAATGTTTGATTGTAAGTTTGTTTAAATTCATCAGATTCATAATCATAATTATGTGTTGCATCCACTTCAATTCCATAATAAGTATTGATATATTTTATAAAATCTATCAGTGCTTTATATGTTCTTAAATCTACAGGATCTTGAGGGTCAAATTCTCTATGATTTCTACTTAATTCTAATTGGAATGCATCTACATTACCTAAAAAGCTAGCTGGTATTGCACCCGCATCATCATCACTAAAGTAGAAATCAGAATCTTTGGCATCTAATGTTACATATCTAGTAACAGTATTTTGTGCACCTGCAGTAAAATCCCTTCCTATTAATACAGGTTTTTTAATACCGGGTTCTGCACAATAGTAAGTACCATCCAAATAAATATCCCACGCATCTGTACAATCATCATATATACTTAAATCACAATCATTTAAATAACCAGCCAAATTATAACTATTATCTTGTTTATCAGGACAAGAATGACTTTGTTGTTCTAAAAATTCTCCTCTAAAATAGTAGTATACTATTCCCAATTCTTCTTCTTCATTGTGTTGATAAAAGCTACTATAATATCTATCACGGTAACCATCACCATCACCTATATTATGACTTTCCATTATTTCAATTAATTTTTTTAATAAAGATTCACCATTGGGGTTTTGTGGTGAAGTTAAACCTTTTCCTAAATCAGTTACCATTGATGGTGCATACCTATCAATGTCACCAAAAACATCCCATTGAGAATCCAAGTTACCATTCCAAAATCTTTCTTTAACTGGATTTGCTGGTCCTGGAAAATCCTCATCAAAATCATAACCCTCCATACTATATAAATTTAATCCTTCGGTATTACCAGGATACCAACCCGCATCGACATAACCAGTTTGATAATCACCATCAGGATCTCTATTTTTTTGTGGATATGCAACTCCAATATCAGCTGCAAAAGGTCTATAATCACCAGCTCCATGTAAATCTATAACTAATTTTATTTCAGGATGTTCTATTAAATATTCTTTTAATTTTTTCTTAAATGGGTGAAGTTGCCCTTCCATACCAACAAATGCTGGTGTAGCCGTTTCAGCAGTTCTTCCAAAATAATCTCTACCAATATGATGATAATAATTTGCATCATCTTGCATATATGTAGATATTAACACATGAGAATTTGTCATTTTTCCTATATAATATGCCATAGCTCCTGTATAATCATCAGGTTCGTGAGGCCAAGCTGGATATTGCCCATCAGGATCATATCCCAGAGAGGTGGGTCTCAAAGTCACAGGACTATGTGGAGCTGTTATGAGTACTGAACCTTCCCCCTCCCACAATTTATAAGACATATCAGGTGTTATATTAACAAACCCCAACATCTTATCCATGGTTAACTCACCATCACTAAAAAATCTTACCTGATTTATGTCAGAGTTACCAAAATAATTATCTACTGATAATTCCCCATACCCATCTGTGTAAGATCCACTAACTACAGCAACTGGATTTGGATTAACTGAAGATGAAGGTAGTAATTCCCCATCAAAATTAACAGATCCTGATAAAATTGGTTGGTTAAAAATACCCAGTACCGATGCATCTGGTAAAGCAGAATCATTCATTTTTACAAATGCATGTTCTGCATTTAATTTATCCTGTATATATTTAAAATCTAAATCTATTTTTCCACCAGTAATTAAGTAACCTAATTCCCTTTGTATAGTTTTATAATAAATAGAATCTTTAGATACACCACCTATTGTAGGTTCATTATCAGTATACGGTAAAAATACATCATCATCATCGTTTGAAGGTATGTTTATTCTATATGTAAATTTTTTATGATCAATAACACCACAATTATTATCTACATTTGTAGTATATATACCACCAACATTACTACAAAATTCGTCAGACACATTAAAAATATATCTTGATGGATTAACACTATACCAATCAGGTTCAGAATCTTCACTTGTTTCATCTACTTGTGAAATTTCACACCTATTTCGACATGCATCATTTTTATAAACACCAAACATCCAACCTGTTATTTCATATATTCCTGGTCTAGAATACCTATGTGATATAACACTATTAAAATTTAACTTAGTTGGAGTATCTGACATATCCAAATCGTTTGAGGTTGTTTCATCACCCCAATCTATAAAACCAATATAATAATCAAAAAGTTCGTCATCTAAACTTAATCTGTTTCTAGTACCAAAAATATGTCTACCATAGCTTTTATCAGTATAAGACATATCTTGATTAGATGCTCGGGGAGTAAATAAAAAATTAAATTCTTTGGGTGCTTGTAAAGCTTCAAAGTTTTTTAAATCTGTTTCTTTACTATAATATTCATGGAGTTTTCCTTTGTTTCTTTCTGAAAGTGGTGTTGAATATCCAAAAGATAAATATTGAGCTTGTTTACTTGTACCAACTATGTCAGGACTAAAATTACCATTCCCTAAGTTTGTTATTGTTGTTCCACAGGAGGAATCTCCAGAACCATCAGTATCATAAGAACATGGTTCCCCATCATTTACACCACTTATACATGTTCCGCTTGTTGTATTTCCATCATCATCTATGTGTGTTATATTTGCACAAAATCCTTGAAGGTGGTGTTCTTCAAATGATATTTCTATATGTTTATCTAAATATCTATATGGTTGACTTAAATTTTCCCAATCATCCAATTGATCTTCATCATAATAAAAACAACCCAAAGGCATTCTATCAAATTTATTTTTTAAATCATACCAATATCTTTTATTTTGAAATGAACCTGTTGTTTCGTTATATGGTATATTAATACCCTGTTGTGGTGTATACATTTGCGGTGTCGTTAATTCGTTAAATTTTAAGCTCTGTTCAATCCTAAAAATTCCATCAACAGCAAATTCTCTTTGTACTTCAACTGTTGTACCTAAACTTCCTACTACTACCACCTTTACAAAATATGTTCCATCAGTATCAAGTGTTTTTCCATAACCACAATTTATAAATGATTCAAATGAATTTAAACCTTGACCAGTATTTGGATTACTATTTGGATTTTGTGTTAACCAATTACATGAATATTCACTATTATAACCTCCATCAATTATTTCCCCATCTATATTTTCTGTAACTGAAGTATTAATTGTATACCCAGATTCAGGTTCTGTTTGTAATCTACCTGTTTTTCTATCAACAAATAATTCATATGAAGTTATCACTTCATCTGAATCTTGAAACTTCCAACCACCAAAATTAGAATTATAATCCTCGTTAGTACACTCAACCCCATCGTGATTACAAGTTTTGTTTTGTCCTTCATCATCATTTCCCACAACACTAACTAATATAAAATCATTACCCATACCATTTGTAGAAGATGGTGTTATTAGTATATCACCATAAACACATTCATTTTCAAAATTTTGTGTTGCGTATACATCATAATTAATAGCCGTAGGATCTGTACATCCATTACAATCATTATCACCGCCACATTCACCACATAGGTCTAATATAGTTCCACACGATGCATCGTTTTGATTATCAACATCACATATACATTCATTAACACAATTAAACCATTTACAATCACCACCATCTATTGTAGCTTCAGGGTCATAATTACATGATGTTATATCAGTACAACCTACACAAACATTTGGTGCATCGTTATTAGCTGGGTTATAACATTCTCCACATTCATCAATGATATTAGAACCACCACAATTTCCTGCACAATCTGATACTGCATTCCCAAGACAAACCCCACCACAATCTTGGGCCCATAAGGGAGGACATGTTCCCTCATAAGCATTTGTTCCTCCAGTATTAAATAAAATTTCTGCTTCTGTGTAACCAATTGAATCTACTTGATCAAAACAACCTTGATTATCTGAAGTTGTATTACCACCAACACAATTTTCACAATCATCTAAATATGAACCATAACCTGGAGCACCATCACACGTACCAGCACAATCTATATCAGTTTCTTGATTAGGTAAAGTACAATTACCACATGAATCTAATACAGAGTAGCCACCACAGACACCATTACAATCTACTATACAAACATTTTCTTCACCACTTGATTGGTTATTACCATTTTCATCACATGTGTTTGGACAATAATAATCATCACCCAAGGTATCTAAATTGTTTGTTACCCAACCAACAGGTACATCATCTTGACAATATGTATTAGAGTTAAGAGGATCTCCTAAACCATCCCCATCATTATCGTAATAATAAATCTGAACTTGGGATTCCATACAACAATTTCCATTACCATCTGCATCAGTTTGAGCTTCACCAAAACAATCACCATTACAATCCATATTACTATTTTCTTCATGTGGACTACCACCACCAACACACACATCACAAGCGTCAAAGAAAGAACCAAATAATTGACAGTTTTCATATACTTGATTCCAACCTTCACCATCAGCACACTCAGAAGATGCTGGTAAATCATTTGGGCAAGTTCCATAACAATCTTTGTCACTATTAGGCATATGGTTAGTATTACCACCTGAACATACACCACAGTCATCTAGTGATGCTGAACCTCCTTCATCACCATTACAATCTAAAGGATAATTACAACAATTAGAATTATTATCACCCAATGGAGTTCCTGCACAATCAAAGTAGTGTCTTACCTGATAATTTAAAGCTAATGTATCTCTACAACCCGTTGATGTTTGTCCTGATATATCTATAAATTCCCCATCTACACCCATAAGTGTATTAGGTCCCCAAACTGTGTCATCACCTTTACAAACATTTGTAAAATTACAACCATGATTTATAATGTTACCAAAATCAAAAGTATTATTAGATGTGTACCATATCAATGTTTCGAAACATTCATTACCATTACCATCATCATTGGTATCACCTCTATGTGTTCCTGGTGGATTGTTAAATCCTAAATCTCCAGGACATAATCCTGAATCTGTGTTTATCCCGTCACCACAATCTTTTGATGTGTTAAATGGTCCTGTACCAAAATAATTAAAATTTGGAGTAAGTGTATTATCAAACGTATAATGACAAAAACCACAATCATCTAAACCGAAATCATTACCTGTATAAAAATCTCCAATTTCAGAATCATCATCACAATAATCATTCGTATCTATAGAATTTAATACATACCCATCACCTGGGTCTTCACAAAATGGAAATGCTGTACCACCACCTAATCCATCACCATCAGTATCTAAGTAATAATCTACTGCTGCTATATCACCACAACCACAACCTAAGTCTACAGCGTCACCGAAACATACTGGATTGCAATCCATTTGAGGACCACCATCACTTGTGTTTGTTCCACCACATATATTACAATAATCCGTTTGAGAGTAATCATCACCTTCAATTATACAATCCCCATTGCAATCAGCAAGTGCTGCAGTAAATATTATATAAGCAATTCCATCAGTATCTATTAATGAATAACTTAAAGTCGGATAGCTGGAATATGAATAATTGTCACCTATATATTGTGAAGAATAAACTAAATGTTCGGTGTCACCCCCAACACATGTTCCACATTCATCCACCTCTGCACATCCTGTTGTGTTTATATCACTACAATCTGTAGGAATACAATCATTATTACAATCTTGACCATAATAACCACCATATCCATTTGAATCATCGTTAATTGCTGTATTACCAAATATACATTCACCACAATAATTAAGTTCTGCAGAACCACCACAGTCATTATTACAATCTAAAGTTAAACAATCTGAAGTTTGATTCCAAGTAGCGTTGGGGTTATAATTACAATTAGTTTCATCCATACACCCATAAACATCATAACCTGGATCTAAATCACTAAACCATTCTATTGTATTGGCTGGACATTGGTTACATGTAGTTACATATCCATCTGAAGGTTCGTTATCACATAACCCATTAGTATTCGTATCTGGACAACAAAGTTTTGGATAAGTACACGATTCATCATCAACATTTGCTCCATCGTCAAAATTACAGGCTGTATTATCAGTGCAACCAAAAATAGGTTGCGTTGAAGCTTGGCAAGGATTACCATGTTCAAATACACTAGCCTGCCAACAACTTGGATTATTATTGTCATCATAACAATCATTATCCCAAGTTTTTAATTGCACAGTAGAACCTAATCCTTGAGTACTAGCAAATGGATAACCTAAGGCTTGTTCTGATGCATCCCAATCTGAATCGAATTGATTCATATCAAGTTGGTCAACTAAAGTACCAAACATATCTCTTATAGAAAGTACTTCACCCGCATTATCAATTGTATTTCCCATAAATCCTTCATAAGTCCACATCGTTTGGCAGGTATATGTATCATATGCATTATCACCATCTTTTTTAACTAACAAAATATTACTATACGCATTTAATGTTAATGGAGGCATCCCACCATTCTCAGCACCTGTTGTTATCTCAATAGGTCTATACCCTGTAGAACTTATATCAATCCACCCCTCCATACTAAGAGGTGTATTACTTCTATTTGTAATTTCAATAAACTCATGACTGGATTCTAATCCCGCTGGAGGATCAATATAAACTTCAGATATAGCTATTGATCCTCCAACCAAAGTTTTCCAATCTTCACTGTTCCAAGATAAAGCATTTGGTAATCCTGGAGAACCACCCCTTACACCAGATCTATACCATTGTCTTCCACAATTATTGTCAAGTGAGTGGTGATGCAATACAATTGATCTACCATATGTAGAAACGCTACTTGGCCAATCGTAAGTACAGGAATTATTAGCATCATAAGTTCCACTATGATATTTTATCGTATCAATTATATTACCGGTAGTATTGTTGGGTCCATCTACTGGATTTCCATCTCTTATTGTTATGTTGTAACCTGTATTTCCTAATTTTCTATTACCTGATTGCCATTCGTATAAATTTGCTGTTCCTGCATTAGTTCCATCGTAAGCTATTAAATGTTCAAATGATCTAAATTCTGAATTTTCTGGACATGCTGTATCGTCACAAGTAGGATTAGATGTCCAAGCGTAATCTCTATTTACTTCTTCCACTTCAGTTACACAATAACAAGTTCCATTATATGTAGCTGCAGTATTTGCAAATACAATTCTACCATAAGGTCTTATTGTTGCATCTGCGGGCATTCCATCTGACCACAAATCACCATTTCTTTTATATTCTGCTCCTGTACCGTAAAATGAAATACCCAACCCAGCCAATGGTAATACCTCTTCAGTAGGATTATGTATCTCAAAAAATTCCCACGATTCATCGGTTTCATCATCAGGAGTTTCTCCATCGATATCAGGTTGTTCATCATCATTAGGATTATAATGTACCTCAGTAATAACAATTTTATCAGTATAATCGAAATATACACAAGAACCATCATCTGTATTTGCATCAGAATTATAATTCATCGCATCTGGATTAGTACACCCATACACTTCTTCAAGATTAAAATAAACTTGTATTACTTCTGGTAGAGAATAAGGAGTAGATTGATTTGGAATTTCCCTTTCAAACATATCCCCATTAAAGCCAAGTTCATTACCAATTAAATTTGATGACCCATATCTGAAAGATAGGGTTGTACCCGATTGAAAATTACTAATCGTAAAATTACCCATAAAACATTGATTACCCAAACTATTAGCAATAACTGCACCTTGAAATGATATTGTAGCTGTTAGAGATTCTATACCATTTTCATAAACTTTTATGGGGGCAGGATTAATTATATCGGCATTTTCAACCGAAGCTCCGTCTGGATTTGTAAATGTTCCTGTTACTGTAATTAGTGCCATATTTTTTCTCTATAATTAGTCATATATAAATATAATTAATTTCAAATTGTTATCTTAAAATAACCTGCAGTACAACATCCAGCTGGATTATTTTGTGATGATGATAAAGTTGATATAAAATAATAAGCTCCATTTTGAAAGTTAATACCATCAGCACTCCACGGGTTCAAATCTATAGTTTCAAAAAATGATAAATATGAAAATCCTCCATAATAATCTGAGTTAGTTCCTGGACCAGAAAGTGAATCATTTGTTACACTTGTTCCATCACACCAAGTACATGGTGTTGTTAAACCTTCATCAAGAAAAAATGAATTACTCATTGTGGTTGCTATATCTAACACATCTTCTGTAGATGGTATAGCTACTCCTGTAAATCTATCAGGTTGTATATAAATTACAGGTGAAATAATTTCGAAATCACTTAACCCATCACATGCAGTAGAATCTAAACAATATGATGATGTTGTTAGTGGGTCTAAATAATTAGTACAAGTTAATGAATTGTCAGTTAAATCATAATTGGGTAATATACTTCCATCTGTAATTTGATATGATAATCCTAAATAATTTGCTAATAATTCATAATCATTTGTATTTTCAGTCAGTAGTGTATTTGTATTTACTAATGTGGTTTCTAAAGATGTTATTTCACTTTGAAGTCCATCTATATTAGTTTGTAAATTTTCAGACAACCATTCTAATCCACCACCAACATATTCACTAAATTCTGTAATCATTATACCTTGAATATCAAGTAACTCAGTATAGTACCACTCAGGTGGACATTCTGGACAATCTTCTATACATTCAGATTCATCAATAGCCCAACATTGATAAGTTGCCCAATTAGGACAATCATTTAAATTTTGATCTTCACAAAGAGGACATTCTGATAAATCCTCAACACATTCTAAAGATATAGGACAAGTTATTAATCCCTGATTTTCACAATTATTTTCAAATATCGGTTCACAAGTACAATTACAATCTCGTTGATTGTTTGATATTAAAATTTTTACTTCCGATTTATATTTTTTATTTGGTGAAGATGATATTAAATTATTTAAATCATTTTGTAAAGTTTGTAAATCTTTATTTTTTACGAATTTTTTTATTATCTTAATTTCTGTTAAATCATTGTCGGAAGATCTCATTCCATTTAAAATGATATTTGATATTGCAACTAAATCTAATACATTTACACCACCATCTTGATTTATATCTCCTGCTTGGAATACACATTCATCCAACTCTTCACCATATAGTACATGTGGAAGTAAAGTTATAATATCTTGAACATTTATTGTACCATCACCGTTTGTATCACCTGGAGCATTTGAACACCCGTCACATACAGCTTCAAATCCTTCTACACAAAAGTTATAATTAGGTTGCCCATCTGAACATTCACATGCGTTATATGAAGGTTCACATGAACACCCCTCACATGTTGGATTACATATAGGTTGAAAGGCACACCCACAGTCATCATAAAAAATATCACAATCTCTTGTTGGATTATCTTCTTCGGTTGGTGCACATATACATGTAATTGATGGAGGATCTTGAGTATCATCATCACTATCATCATTATCATCATTATCAGAACCACCATCATCGTCTAAATCATCATTAAAATCATCATCTTGATCTTCATCTGAATCATCTATACCACCCGCATCATCACCATCATCACCACCATACAAACAACTATTATCATCAACATTAGCATTTCTATCATAGTTTGAAGCTGAGGTGTCCATACATCCACCAATAATATTAGTATTACAATTTTGGTTACTATTCCCTTCACAATAAACCCATGCACCGGAATCTATCCCATCGTGACCATCATCCGGATGATTATCCCACATAAATAATTCTAAATTATCACCGTGTTCACCGATACTAGCACAATGAGATAAGATGAGGCCTGATAGTATATCAGAGTTTCCATATTCATAATTTTCAAATACATCATATAAATAAGAACATTGTCTACAACCAGTTTCAGGATCTTGTTCTTCATTTACAGATCCGAAAGAACCATAACCACAGGCACCACATTCCCATAAAGTAATTTGAGCAGTTGTAGCTTGACCATCATATCCGGTCCAACAGTACTCTGGTTGTCTGTTTGGATTATTAGGACTTTGTGTAGGCATAATTTATTCTCACATTAATTTTTAAAACCTTTAGCACGAAGTAAATCTTTCCTCGAAATAATTTCTACCTTACATTTAGCTCCTTCAGCTGAGTTGTGTGTATATTTACCAATATTTTTATAACAATATGGATAATCCGGATGGTCTGGATTATCACCTATTTCAGAACACGGAAATTCATCACTACCATTTCTTAAAAGTGAATTTGAAAATGCATCTGCATCTGTGGCCTTTATTCCTTCTTCTCCATCTATTCCGTAATCTACATGCCATTTCCAATAATCATCAAAATATCTTAAACTTGTTAGTGCATCAGGACCACATTCATCACCTGACGATGCACAGGATTTATATGTTCTATTTTCCATTATTTTAGGATTCCAATTTGCAACTATATAATACCACTCATTAATATCATTGGGAACGTGTAAATGATTAATCATTTTTTGTTCAAATGAATCTGAAAAAGGTTTTACGGAGGGATGATTTATAGGATAATTGTAACAATCACCTGCAGGGTTATCATCATTACCAAAACAACCCTCGCTTATGCCGGAAGTATATTGTGTTCCAGGAACAATACCACCTGTAACTGTAGCTGAATTATTTAGTCTAGCAGAAATCCAACCATTTCTACCCTTAGATTTTCCTGTATGTGAATCCCAAAATGATCCATACTTATCTCTTACTACCAATCTTATAAACCTCTCATTATCTCCCTTCGAAAATAAATCAACATCTTCTGTAAAAGTTCCTGAATCTGGAAATGTGAGGTTTGTTATATATTCTTCCCACGTACCCCAAGTAACATCATCCTCCCTAACTTGATCATTCTTATTTAAAGTAAATGTTTGTAATGTGAATGCAGGTTTTATTTTTCCAGGTTCACATTCTCCGGGTTCACAATCCAAATCATAGTATCCAGTATCATCAAACCCATGCCATGGATTTCCTAAATTAAATAATGTTCCTGTAGTTGTTTTATTTAAAAATTTTACCCACATAGCTATAGTAAAGCCTGTTTCTAACCATTGTGGATTAAATGGATCATCACCCACAAATGGTGGTGCACCACCTTCTTCTTGTTTTATTATTACACCTTGATTTAAACCATTAATTCGTAAATAACCCTGTGATTGTGATTCATATTCTGGTCTTTCATCTTGTATATCAACCTCCACACCCTTATCAACATCAGATAGATATGTATTTAAATCATTTCTAAGAGTTTGTAATGATTGTCCTTCATTTACAGTTCCTTCACCATGTCGTTCTAGTCTAACTATATTACCCACATTGGGAGTTGATGGCTTTATATCGTTTTGGTCGTGGTGAATATTTTGATTTGTCGTGATATTAGATGGCCAAGTATCAGGAATATCGTCTGAATCAACATCCAAATTAAAATTTGGTATTATACCCTTTAGAGCTTCATATTCTGAAAAGAATTTATTTATTCGTGCTTGTCTGGTAATATTAATTGGTATTAATTCAAAGATTGTAACATCTAATATTTCTTTTGCCTTTGTAATATCAATGGTAAAATTTTCATTTGAAAAACTTATAAAATTTGATAGAAATGTGAATAAAGATTCAGTAACATTTATTATAGCTGTATAATCTCCACTATAACATTGGCCCAATTCTACTTCAATGTATGGATGATTATCAGGATTTAATGTTTCATCATAATTTTCATAAGTTCCGTCATCTGGTGAATTGTATGTTGTAAATAAATTAAATTCACCCCATGGTTGATATTCATCACCATCCCATTGACAATCTGCAATTTGGTTTAATACCAAATCAAATTGTTGTGGAGTTAATTCTTTCTGATAATCTTCTTGATAAACTACTAAATCATCTTGATTACTCAACTCAGATGTAGTTATCTGCCCATCAGTTGAAAATGATCTTTTAAATTTATTAACATCGAAATCTACAAAATCATTCGAATTTTCTATTATTAAATTAATAGTATAATCTAAAAATTGTTCTATCAATTGTATTTTTGTCATAACCTACCTCTTTACTTTAAATTCAAAATTATTATCTATTATCTCTTCTTGACCATCATCATATTTTAGTTTGTATATAATTTTATAAACTCTATCAGGTTCAAAAGTATTTAACCATTGAATAAAATAATTCGATTTCGAGTCACAACTCAAATAAGTATATTCACTAAATGGAACTATTGTTTCATCGGATGCTACATCTTTTATAGAATAAGAACCGGATTTTTCTGGTATATAAGAACCCGTAGCAGTTTGATATGATGTAGAAAAAGTTTTTTTAATAAATTTTTCTCTAGCTTTCAATCTAAACTTAACTTTATCAGATTCTTTATAAAACTCTTTCAACCCAACCATACTAATATCATTATTAACCAATCCACTTGATGTTATTTGAGTTAATGAACCTGTGTTTGAACCACTACAAGCTGCATGGTCATCCCAACGAACTTCAAGTTTTGGTTGGTAAATCGTGTTTGTATTTCTAGAAAAGAATTTTAATTTGCCACGATTAAAAGTATTGGTTTCTTGAGCTCCTGCAAATCTAATCAATAAACCATTATTAACTTCTTGACCCTTTATCCACATATTCACCATATCAGATATATCAACTTCAATATCTGGTGATTCAGATTCAAATGTTTGTGATGATGCACTTACATTAAGTACATCCCCACCATTAGTATCCCATGGTGTTGGTGATCCTCCAGGAGGATTTCCACTGTTTTCCCAACTACAACCTTCAGTAAATTTTGGAATGTCACCAAACTTACCTGTACCTTCTGTCCAGGATGCTGATAAAGGTTGAAATGCTAAAGAGTGAACTTCTGTTAAATCTTGGTTTCCTTCAGCTTCAAACATTTTTAAATAATATTTTGCGTCAGATGATATAGTTCCATTAGAAACAGATTTGGATATTTCAGTAAAATCTGTTCCATCAAACTCAATGAGAGCTCTCGTAGGATAATCAAATTCACTATTAAAAAATTCTTTTTTAATTTCTAATATTTCATCTCTTCCAAAGTTTTGATCTTTGAAAGATGTTCCATCTATTTTACTACTACCACTTGAAATCCAAGTGTCTTGTGTTGGGTATATAAAATAATGCATTACTTAATAACTCCTCTTATGTTTTGGTTGGGATTTTTAAGTTCAAATACAGAAGGTTCTACAGTAGCTAACACAACTCCATCGGAAACAAAATATTCACTTTCATCTCCTGATTGACCATTAATGTAAAATTGTTTAAAATCATATTTCCACCCATAATTGCCAGTATTGGTTTTAGTGCAATCTGCAGAACTCTCATCCCCATCAGGACAACTTTCAAAACTTAAATCCCAAAGCTTTGGTGAACTTTCTATATTGTTAATAACTCTACCATTTGATAAATCACTAAAATTTTGTGTCAATTCAACGAAACTTACACTTCTAACACCATCAACATCCATAAGTTCATAATACAAATCATTGGTATGTATTGCATCCTTAAAAAACATTTTATTTGTATTAAAATATTGAGATATAGCACTTATACATTTTAATTTTACATCAGATTTATTAGATCCTCTATGAGCAAAAACTTCAAACGCTACCCCAAAATTAACAACCTTCCCATCTACTATATTAACTTTATCAGTTAACATTCTAAAATTATTTAAATAATTAATAATATTTTGTTTTAATGGATGTATTATACCTGTTTCCGAATTTAATATTGGTATTAAATTTCTATTTATATCATATGTCAATAAGTGTAAATCAATAGTGGGTAGTGTTCCATCATTTATAGTAATATTATTTGTCAGTACACCATATTCCGAATAAAATTCAGATAGTTTTGTTATAGATTGGTTTAGAGGGTGTTCGGTATCACTCTGCCAATCATTATCAGTATTACTAATTGCACTCTGTATTTGTTGTACAAGTTGACCTATATCATTATTATCCACATCACCACTACTATCCAAATCTAAATTTGAAATTGTTTGTTGTACACTACTACCCATCACATCTACACCAGTTCTTTTACAATATACTTTTGCAACACTACCAAATTTTTCAGGTAAAGATAATGTTCTGGCTTCATAATCTTCTTTTGTTACACATCTATTTTGTGATGCAAAGTAAGCTTTAGCACCTTTTCTAATATCTTCTATATTTTGAGGTCCTGAACCACCTCTAGCCGGTATACTATTAGTAGCAGTTAAATTTTTACCTGTATCAGATCCATTAATAACATTATAACTATCAATGGAATTTAAATCATTAGATGCAACATTAGATTTTATTCCACCACCAACATCATAAGAAATTTCTATTACGGTATTAAATGGAGCTTCACCTAAAGTAAGTCTATCATTTGCTCTAAGAGGGTCAATAGATTCATTTATATTTGAAGTTTCTCCAGGTAATATTATACCTGAAGTTTGTAGTACATCCAATTCAGATAATGATGTTTCTTGATTTCTAAGTACACCATTACCAAAAACTATCGAAGTTTTACCCTGAGCATTATGTTCTACTACGAATTTTTTTGAAGTTTTTTTATATTTTAATGAATAAGGAACTGCATCAGAAGTTTTGTCTGAAGATGTTGAATCATAAGAATATGCATCATTCCTTGTATTATCATCAAGGTAATGTGTATCTAAAGGTACTCTATCTTGTGACAGATATTCAACCTCACTCCACTCATTACCTGTAGAGGTATCTATAACCGAATTTATATTGATAACATCTAAATCTTCTAATGTCAATCTTAAAAATTTTGTAGGACTTCCTACCGTGAATTTTTTTGTTTTGGTATTAGCTGAAATAGCATTTACTTTTCTGGTAATTAAGTATGAAGTCACAATCCCATTCGAATCAAAATTTAAAGGTTCTGGATTTATATCTAAAGATCCACTTGTGGAAAAATCAACTACATCTAAAGTTTTAAATTTAATTTTACTATCAGAGTTAGATGACAATCTCATTCCTGCAGCTATTGTCATCGTGTCACCATATTGGGGTTTTAAATCATTTATGTCACTAGAATCAACCCCAACTTCTTGTGTTACTGTCAATGTTGTTATAGCAGCAGCTGTTGGTTTTACTTTATACCCTAACATATTAGCTATGTTAACCACATTTCTTCTTTCTTGTGCTAATGGTAACATCATTTCTTTATATTGTTGATCTATATAAAATGATAATACATCCCCAACATATGCAGACATCTCTATTAACATCATACCAGGTGATGTTTCATTAAAATCTTTATAAGAATCTGGAAAATAAGATTTTGCGTACTCCATCAAAGTGTTTTTAAAATCTGTAAAATCTTTATTTAGATATTCTACATTACTAACTTTATATTCTTTATCATTGTACGGCATTATGTTCTCCTAAATAATTTATATATCAACCGATACGGAATTTAATATGTTTGGATCTCTATTTAAATGAAAATCAACTCTTATAGAAATTTGATTTTTACCCACAGAATCCATTTGTGATGCATTTACTCTAACATTTTTTATAGTAATAAATGGCATCAATGTTTCAAAAGTTATAGTTAATTCCGATTTTATTGAATCTATAGTATTGTTATCTATTTGTTGAAATAGATATGCTCTTAATCCTAAACCAATGGTTGGTTGCATTAACCTCTCACCCTTTTCAGTCAACAACAACAGCTTAATGTTTTCTGTAACGGCATCTATAGTTATTTCAGTAGATTTAAACCAACCCTCTACACCATCAGATTTTATGAATGGTAACATAATACCTATAAACTGATTTTCATCATTATCTTGTATAAGTGGTCTTTTATTTTTATCTATTATTGCCATTACTTAGTTCCACTTTTTATATTTGTTAATTTTACCTTAGTATTTCGTTCATTAGTTTCGTTACGACTTACAGGATTTCTACCAATATATGCGTGACCTTTTGACACCAATAAACCACCCTGTGATGGTGTTGCTGATGAGCCACCACCCTTCGTTAAATTCAATGCTGGTATACTAACCCCACTTTTAGTACCAATTAATGTTGATGGTGCACCAGCTGGTGTTATATAATTAACAGTAGGATTTATATCAGCTGGTAAAAATGATTGAGTTTTTATTTCCTCAACCTCTAATATAGCTTTCATTTCAGTTATGGTAAAAGTTTGTGCCTGTAAAAACTTTATTATAGCTTTAGATTGTAAATCTGCTATTTCAGGACAATTACCCGAATCTGTAGCTTGAGGTCCTAAACCTTGTATACAAGCTTCTTCTAAATCCAGTTTCAATCCCATTACGCAGGCCTTTGCTGTTTAGATTTTTTATCCATAGCCTTTAAAACTTTACTGTAATCTTTATTTAGAAATTCAGCAGTTTGTCCATCCACAGTTACGGGTGCGTTAGGATTACTATTCATCATATCACCATATTGTTTACCGATAATATCATTCATACTATTAGTGGTATGTGTCTTATTACCTAATGTTTTCCACTCTTCATCCATAGCTGTTTCATTCAATACATCATTCAATACTGAATTATTTGTGTATTGTTTTTTTTCAACAATTTTCTTTTGTGGTTTTGGTTGAGAAACTTGTTGTGATGATAGTGAAGGTTGTTTTAATTCATTTACCACCTCACTTATAGCCATCGCAACTTCTTCTCTAACGATTTGTCTGATTATAGTTTTTATATTTGTTTTCTTTTTATTCATATTTAACCTCTATTGTTTTTGTTCGTTGTCTTCTATAAAATGGTATTGACTGACAAATTCTGGTTTTTTTAATTTTCTAATTAAACCTTCCCATTTTGGGATTAGTGGTTTATACTGAGAATCTATTAATGGTAATGCCGCTCCATTAACAACTGCATTGGAATCTTTCAATACATCTATAACTTCTATTAAAAAATTTTTTAATTGTAAACCCAACACTAAAGGTTCAACTTCTTTTCCTTCTTCATGTTTCATTTTCACATGCTTACCTAAATAAATATTAGAAGATTCAATAGTTGTTGAATTATTAGAAATAATTTGTATAGTATTACCGGACCCAAATAATAAATTATTCCGTGATGATAATACAATATCATTTACAGTTGAATTTATAGTTATTTTATTAGATGATAATAATGTTTGTGGCTCATTATACCCATAATTATATAAATCATCACCTATAAATCTTTTCGCTTCATTTACAGAATCACTGGCCAATTTAAATGGTTTTGGTATTGGTTGACCATCATTTACACTTTCATCAAACTCTGCATCAAATTGAAAATGTTGAAGTAAAGAACCTTTATCAGTCATAGATAATATAGAACCATCATTCAAAGATTCAATATTATTAAATTTAGATCTACCATTAGATATCATAAATATCGGATGTTGATTTCTACTACCTATTCGAATACTATTACCATGTCTACCTTCAAACATCATATCACCGTGAATATCCTTATAAGATTTTTTTAATTGTTTTGGATCATCTAACTCATCTATATATGGTTTTGACATTCTTGGATATTCTGATTTTATGAAACTGGGTGATTCTCCAGAAGTGGTATTATTTTGTTTCACATTAATATTATTTGGGTTATTTTCTACATTACCATATTGATCTATATTAAAATTTGGTGAATTTTGTGTATTTAAAGGTCCTAAATAATAATTTACTCCACCAAAGTCACACAGCAATACAGGATCTCCGATAACAGGAACATCAACTTGACCTCTCAATAAAGGAAAATATCTTTTAGCAACTCCTGGAAGTCTAGGATTAGTTGGTGATTCTTTAATATGTGATTTTGCAAAAATACTATTTTGGTGGTTGTTATCGTTATGAGATTTTGAAGATTTACTTGTTGCAACATCAATTACTTGTCCAGGAACAAATTGTAAGAATATTTCACTTCTCTGAGAAGAAGAAAATGCACCCTTACCAGTTTTTTTAGATTGATTCATTTTGACAAATGTAGATCCCATTAAATTTAATTTCCTATAATTTTACTTGTTTTTTCTTTTAATATACTAACATTATCATTTCTTTTCTGTAAATCGTTCACATCTTCTTGCAGTGCGTTTATTAAATCTTCTTTTTCCGCGTCAGATAACAATGTTGATTCTTCTCCAGATGTGGTTTTTGATAATATCCGTTGATATACACCAGCTAATTTAACGAGATGTTCATCATTTTTAACTGCCACTTCAAATAATTCTTTTATCAATGGTGCAACCATAACTGCATCATCCATAGTTTGTATCATACCATGTATTTCTTGTATAAGTAAATCTAACTGAAGTTTTTTATTCTGTTGATTATCATATATATCCTTAGTTAAATCTTTAAAAGTTTTTCCCTCAAATATTTCATCTTTAGATTTCATAATTTTCCTCATTACCAATTAAATAGTATTATTCATATATAAATATAAAATTTGTAAAAATATCATCAGAATAAAAAAAACCTGTTACGAATAACAGGCTTTTTTTAATATAATCAGTATTATGTAGTATGTATTAAAAAAACAACTTATTTAAACTACCACTAGTATCATTTTTTATTTCACCATATCTAGCATAATAATTATTTACTTTTTTATAGTGACTCCTCATGACATTAATAACAGATGTAATGTGATTGGTATTAACATTTGTCATCTCCCGTATAAGGATATATAATGATTTTTTGTTGAAATTTTCTATTTCATCTTTACGTTTTAATAACTCTATAACTGAAAAAGCTATATCAACATCTCTTTTTTTCTTAAACATCATAGCTATATTACTTTCAAAATATGTTATTAGTTGTTTCATAAAATCATCATAATCATTTTGTATTGGATTAGAAACAAAATTTTGATATTTAGATGATAATGTTTTGTCAATTTTAACATGTGATTTTAACTTTTTATAATTATTATTATTATGGAGAATTAAATAATTCTTAGCCACAATCGAAAAATAACTAAATGCCTTTGAACCTTTTGTATGGTCATACTTATGAATATTCATTACCATAAAGGCTACAACTTCGTGTTTAACATCTTCAAACCCATAATCAAAATAAGTAAACTTAAATGTATTGATTATGTTTTCAGCAAGTTTGTCGAATGCATAGTGAATTTCATCAGCATATATTTTATTTCTTTTAGCTCTTTCTGTTTTTTGATCCAAACCATTATATTCTACGATAGCTTCTTGTACATCCATATCAAAATAAATTCTTGGATTTTTCTTTTTCTTTTTTGGTACTGGTGCTTTTATTTCTCTAGCCATTTGTTACTTCCTCCACTTCAAATAAGTTGTCTAATATATTTTGTATTTTTTTTATTTCTTCAAAAAAGAAACCTGTTTCGTCATCAGCTTCATAATGACCTTTAGAGTCAACCTGTTTCATTTTTTTAGCTGAGTAATCTATTATATTTTGTATTCTATTTAGATATACTTCAAACTGATTTATTCTTTTTAATGAGAAATACAACAATGTAGATGATACTACACTAATTAAAAAAAATATTACTGATATTGTTATCCACATAACATCTCCTATTTATTAAATAATTCATCAAATTTGGATTTCATATTTTTAATATCTTTATCTGACACTTGTTTACCATTAACTACTTCTACCAAATTTTCTTCTTCACCTTGCATCCAAGTTTGTTTTTCACATATTGTAGATAACCAATCACCGAAGTGAATGATAGAACCCAAACAATGTCTTGAATCTACATAAGATCTAAAATAAGTTTCAGCTGCCGGGTCAAATAACCCATCAGCACATAATATAGCTTTGTAAACATGTGGATTAACATCAACATGATACTTAGCCAATATCCATAAAGCTCTATCGTGAACTGTCATATAATCTAAATCTTTATTGTGAGTATACCACTCATTTAATTTCTTCCTTCTCCAATCATCTGTTTGGTATTTATAATAAGGTTGTGTTCCATCACCGAGTTTACCCAAGTCGTGAAACATAGCTGCTAATACAACATCAGCATCTGAATGTATTGGTTTAACTCCATTATGTTCATATTGTTTCTTAATCATAAGTGAGTTTTTAATCACATGTAAAATGTGGTCAAGATAACCACCTTTAAAACAATTGTGATAATTTGGACGACCTGATGCAGGTGCTGTTTTATATTCATCTTCAAAGTCACTATGTAACTTTAAGATATTTTCTTTTTGTTCACCTTCAAAATGTTTGTCAATGATTGACATTAATTCTGTCCAGTTATTGTCCATTTGTTCTTGATTTATCATCTTCCTACTTCTCCTAAATAATTTGTTTTTGCTTCTTCATAGGATAACCCAAATAACTTATCCCAAAAATGTAATTCTGATATTACTTTATTATCGGATTTAAGTTTATTATATCTTTTTTCCGCTTTTGGTTTCCACCAATCATTTATATAGTTACTATAATATACGAAAGATTTTCGTAAAAGCAAAGAGCTTTTTTTAATTTTTCCACATAAATATTCATTTGTATTCTCATAGAATGAACAAAAGTAAATTCCTCGTTGCATTCCACTAACATAATCAGCTGGCTTCATACCACACTCTCTGTATATTTTTGTATCTAAATTAGATCTAACTTTTCGTTTCTCACCAAAGTATTCTTCCCAAACCCTAACCATATCTTTTGGTAATTTAATTGGCATTTTACCAGTTGTTTTACCCCTCTTCTTAAATGTCGGCATACTATTGTATTGAGAATGTGTTCCATATAATGATGTTGTAGTCATACCAACTAATATGTCACCATACTTTTCTTCCCAAGCATTTCTAATAACATCTGAAGTAATTAATAATGCCATAAGTTTACCACCTAAAAAGTTATGTCCTAATGGTTGCATTGGAATAATTGCTTGTGCACAAGCAATATTATTTAATCTTTTATTTTTATATCTATCATCTCGTGTCCAACCAATATATTTATCTCTACCACCCAAGTCACCAAAGTCTGAAGTTACAGTTAATGCACCAAGATATAGTCCAGTTGCTGTATCTTCTACTAAAAATTTCATATTACGGCCGGGGTTCGACACATTTTTGAAACTTGAAGTGAAACGAATAAGGTAACGCCAATCATCAAGTTGTTCTTTTGTATCTACAAGAATTACTTTCGGTTTAAGATTAGATATATCCGTTTCATTCCATACCTTACTTTTTAATGTATTGATTTTAAATTTCTCACCTGAACATGCCTGTATCTCGTGATACTTATCAAAGAATACGGCCTCAGCTGAAGTTTGATTCTTTTTCATTTCTATAAAATCTATTATCTTTTGTTTTTCAATTTCCAAATCAAACTCTTCCACCTCAAAAAAATTATTCATTATACTACCACCTTAGTTATTGTTAAATCACCCACCACATCAAGCTTAGGATATGGTTTAACGGGATGTTTTAAATTTTTCATTAATCTCTTCTTGTTTTTTAATAGATATACATACCGATGTTTCAACGGCTCAACTCTATACCAAAAGGTATGTCCAATTTTCTTCTTCAACTTCTCTATATCGTTTGTCTTATAAGTGTTAGCCAATGTTCTTCCATGTATCCACTCATCATCAGGCTTCAGTTTAAAACTATAAGTGTCATTAGGTCTTATACTATTACCCTGGTATAACCAGTTCGTTGCTTGGTATATAGTCCCCGCGTGCCCTTCCTTCGGATCTGCATAAGAGATAAGAGCTTTAATATCTGTATTCTGTTTCAACCATTTAAAAGATTGAGAGATAAACCAACTCTCAATATTCTTACCATAACCATCGTGGATATATAATCTTACCAACTCATAAACTTCAGTTCTATCTAATAATTCAGATATAGAACCACCTGAATGTCTGCCTATAGGATCACCATATATTATAACACCAATTAAATCTTCTTTGTTACCACTAAAGAATTTATGTTGTTTACCTGTATCATGAAATAAACCTAATGCAACCGAACACTTTGTCCATAGATGAGAGTAGTGATGTTTAACTACCATCCTCTTGGCTATAGACTTTGTAACCTCTCTTACGATTAATTTACTGGTATCACAATACTTATCCATTTAACTCCCAATATTTCTTTTCTACTTTAGGTGTCATTTCATCACCATCGTGGTAATGATAATCTACTAATGGATGTTTCAATTCTTTAATCAACCTTTTCTTTTCCTTCTTACTACAAAGGAAATATAAGTATCTATGTTTTCTAAACTTAACTTTATATTCCATATCAGGTATCTTCTTTAGTACACCATGTAAACTATTCACACCTAACTTCGAACCTATTGCTCTATCAGTTAACCATTCTTCGGTATTGGGATATCTATACATAAATGCATCACCTCTACCAATATCAAATCCCTGATACAACCAATTAGATGCTCTATATATAATACCTTTATGATTAGCATTCCTATCAGCATAAGATATAACAACCTTTGTTTGTGGTGAATCTTTCTTTAACATCTTTAAGGTTTGGGATATACAATAAGATTCTATATTCTTACCATAACCATCTTCAATCCATAATCGTTTTAGTTCCAATACATCATCATCAGTTAACTCTTCACATATAGATTTAACAACCCTAAAACCGACAGGGTTTCCATATACCACACAACCAATAAGTTTTAAATCATCACCATCAAAGAACTTGTGATCACCTGATTTGTAGTAAATGGCGTATATATTAGATGAAGCTGTCCAAGTATTAGCATAATGTTTCTGTGTAACTATATTCAGTACAGTTTTCTTATCAGATTTTACTATGGTAATTTTATTTTTATCTACCAATGTCATTTAAATATTTTTTTCTAGCTTCTTCCCAAGTTAATTCAAACATATCATTATAAAATAATGTTTCATCTTTTATTCTACCCTGCTCTAACATTTTGGTATATCGTTTAATTGCCTTTTTCTTCCACCATTTATTAATGTATTCGTAGTCTTCTACGAACTTTTTCTTCATTACTAGTTCACTATCATCAATTTCATTTCGTAGGTATTCTAACCCATTGTCGTACATATTAGCAAAGAATACACCCCTTTTGAATCCATGTTCATAATCTTTAAGTTTAAGACCCAAGTGTTTAAATACTTTATTAAGAATGTTTTGTTTAGGACCTGTTCCACTAATAGCTTTATCAAACTCTTCTCTATAATTTTCTTTCAACCAATCACTCCACACTTTATACACCGAATCATCAGGTTTAGTTGCAATCTTACCCATAGATTCTCCAAGAGTTTTCCAATGTGGGATTCCGTTGTACTGAGAGTGAACGCCGTAAAGAGAAGTTGTAGTAACACCAATTAAAGTTTCGTTATAATTTTCTTTCCATTTGTTTCTGATGGTTGATGTTGTTACTAACGCTGATAATAATTTACCACCGAGAAAGTTAAAACCTAAAGGTTGTGTCGGAACAATTGATGTTCCAATACAAGTATGATTTAATTTATGGTCAACAAATTTATTATCTCTTGTCCATTTAATATAATCATCTCTAACTTTAATTGAAGTAACATCTGAACCAACTGATATAACACCAAGATATTTTCCTGTAACTTTATCTCTAGCAAAAAATCTAATATTTCTTCCTGGATTTGCAGTGAACTCCATCGATGAAACCAGTGTTCTTAATAAAGTCCAGGTTTCAGGTGTTTCAGCTAATTCTACAATCGGGTCCAAATTTTCAATTTCTTTAATTGTTTGTTCTTGATTGTAAATGTCAGTTGGTTTCCATATGTTATTATAAAGAATTTCAGCTTTACTATAATTTTTAATAAACTTTTGTCTGGTTGTTTCATCTTTATTAAACTCTAACCATTTTTTATAAAGAGTTTGTTCCTGTACAGACATAGATTTAAGCATATCAAGATTATTAATAAAGTTTTCTTTTTCTTTATCAAAGTTAAATTCTGTTTCTATATCAAAAAAATTATCTAATTTCATAATTTATAACTATAGTTATTGATCAAGACTTGATCAGCTTGATCAATTGATCAACTGTAAGATCATTATAACTGTAGCTAGCCCTATTGTTATTATTGTTTTCGTTGTAACCGGTTCGCCCAAATAAAAGTATGTCATAATTGGAAATGTTATCATACTACAAGCAAACCCTATAAATCTAACCGACCATAAACTACCAAATCCTATATAACCAATTTTAGTAGCATACCAAAATAATAAACTTATAGGAATACCTAATAACGACATCAGCCACATTGATGTTGCACCTTTAGCCCAATCCCAAACAAGTTGAGAATTTAGTTGATACCATATGAGGATATTATTTAGTAAGAATATTCCTATTGTTATAAGAATATATTTGTTTATCATTTATTAGATTTCCTTAGATGTCGTTTTTCAGCTTTAGACATTTTATTGGATTTTGTTTTGGAATCCTTATGGGCAAATCCAGCTCCCAATGGGCTTTCGTGAACTTCTATATCCACATCACGAACTTTTTCTTTCCATACAGATTTAGATACATATCTAAAACCTTCGTGGTATAATTCAGATGCTTTGGCATCAGTAACTCTTACCACTTTTGTACCATCCACACTCATCATACATTTCATATGTGCTTCTCCTTATAAATTGAGCATTAACTAATTACTAACAATATACAACATTTATAGTATATAAGTCAAGCTTTATTTTATTTTTTTAATTTGTAATACGTATCATTTACAGGTATTGATAATGATCCATCCGTTGGTGCTTCCATACCCTCTTCTTGTATCCACATTGATATCGTTTTTTCAGCCGATACTTCATCAATTATATTGAAAGATGGTTTATATCTTTTTAGTAATCTTCTAACTAATGAATGTCTAACAATATCTTTTTCTTTAAAGGATGCTAAACCTACTCCGTGAACACCAGCGAATCTTTTGATTGCATCTTCTAATCCACTCTTACCATGTTTTATA